TTTAGATAATGGTCATAGTCCCATTCGAAGTGACCACCGCCTCTGCGGGCGACGTGGTTGAACTCGATAGGTTTACTCTCAGCTGACTCGGTATAGACGTAGCTTACGAGTTTATCCTTAGCTACTTCAGACCAGTTACTCAAAGGAGTATGATCTCTGTCGTAGATTTGGATAACCTTAGCTTGTCCTTGCTGGACCTTTTCCTTCATACTATCTAGGGCTGTGGTATTGATGTTACCAAGCTTATGGAGTTGTTCATCTCCCTTATTCTTACCCATGATAAGGATATAATCCTCACCACCGGGGAAGTGATTGAGACGGACACCATCGAAGAATGGAGAAGAAATCTTCTCACCAGTCTCAGGGTCTAGAGCGTACACAGAGTGCTGCTCTGCACCTATGCGGGCACGGTTACGGAACTCAGAAACCTCACGAAGCATACGATCGCCTTCGATGAGTTTACTGTAGTTGAAATAGCTCTTAGTCTCTAGGTAGGAAGGATCGCGTTGGAAATTACGCTGATAGAAGTCTTGGAGTTCACCGGGAGTCTTGAAGAAGTACCCTAATTCTCCTGTATCAGGATCGAATTCACGACGGGCATGGTCAAGAGTTCGTTCGAACTGTTGAGCTACCTTACGGTTGCTGAGTTTACCGAACCACGACTTAGGATAGACCTTCAACGGATTGATAGTCTCTCCTGTGATTGGGTCTTCTTTAATTCTACCTGCGGCTACGTCTTCTAATGATTTATAGAGGTCTTTAGCCCATAGTTGGACATTGCTCTGGGCATACGTCGCAGCCTTACGTTGTGCGCTCTCATTGACAGACATAGTCTCGTCAGAGTTACGCACCCAGCCTAGAAGGCTATTAACTACAGCTTTAGTTCCAGAAGCGCTATTGCTTGAGATGGCTTCAGGTATTAGTTCTTTATTGGTATTCCGAATGAGTAGGTCTCTAGTGAGATCGTCATTCTCTTTCATCGGAATCCATTTCTCGATGTAGAAACCCAGACCTTGTTGCTTCAAGGCTGTTGCTTCTTTATCAAGAACAGGACCGAACTTACCAGTCTTGAGGTTGTAAGGGACGTATCCGGGCTGTGGGTCTGGGTTGGCTAGTACTTCCACACCATGATCCATATAGAAACGAACTGCACCGCCTATTTGTTTTACAGTTTCTATGTTCTTAGCGGCAGCCGCTGGGATGTATACTTCCTCAGGAGCTTTGCCCTTGATGATCGGGTCACTGATACCTAGCTGTCTAGCAAAGCCTTCTGCAGTCTCTTCATCAGGGAAGAGCGTGGCATCGTAGTTACCGATCTTACTCTTATACCAATATGTATTAGATACGGGTTCCTTGACCGGCCCTTCGACGTCTAACAACGTATTAGCAGGACCTTTGTAATCTTGTTTTATCTTATCCGCTTGGGCACGTATCGCAGTAGGGTCAGTTACAACAGTAGGTGTACGTTCGACACGGTTCATCGTACCGACACGATTAAATAAGTCTGCACCATCTCTGGTGAAACTGTCTTCAATACGAGTCAGTGCCTCTCGGCTTAGATATGTACCGGGGTTGGATTTAAACTTCTGGGCATCGCTCTGCCACGTACTCATGAGCGTGCTTTGGGCACGTTCTAGAGGGTTACCAGTGCCGTTGACGGCAGCGGTGTTATCTCTGGCTACCCGTTGTACAGCAGCTTCTGTGGTGTCCCCTACGCCTTCTGATGCCTGTACAGGACCTGCAGCGGGATCACGTGCAGCTGACTGGACTATATCACCAGCGGCTCTGCGGACTTGATTTAGAGTACGTACCATCTTGACAGCCTTGGCTGCACCTACAGCCATACCGGCATAGTCAGGCAATTGCAGAGCAGTGAAGGCGTTATTTAATGTAGACTCGAATGTATTCTGAGACAGCAGTGATTTCGCGTAAGATACAGCCATACTAGGATTACTCTTTTCGAGATAATCCATCGCTGCGTCGAACTGCTGTTTAAAGACAGGAAATGGCTGGCGGTACAGAACAGCGTGCTGTTCATCAAGATTGCTCCCTAAGCCTATGCCACTCAGGAAACCGCTATCTGGGATCAGTCCTCGCTCTTTGTATTCGACGTAAGGCTGGAAGGCTTGCTTAGCCTGATCGGCTAGATACCCCGGCCATGACTGCTGCTGAACAAGGTTCTGTTCAGTATTCTGCATCCTAGTGAGGATGTACTGGTTCTTAGCAAGGAGGTCACTGGCGTCGTCTTGAGTAGCCTCTACATGCGGTCCTATCTCAGGAGCATTGTCTATGATAGACTGTCCCATATACCCACGGGCAGTGTTCATAGTCGATAGGTACTTCTCAGCGTACTGTTTCTCCACAACAGTATCTGGATCAGTAAACATATAGTTAGGATTGCTGGGATCAATGATCGGAGCAATCTCTTCTGAAGTCAGAGGTCTGCCAGTCTTGGCAGCTAAGTCTTGGATGTCTTTCTGACGCTGTTGAGCTTTCTTGAAATCAAGAGCAGTAGCAGCTTCCTTTCTGATCATATTTTCTTGACCATCGAGGTAGTGCTGGTAGATGTCTTGAGAAGACTTATCTAGTATCTCACCAAGACCGATATGAGTTTTATCAGCCCGCTGTGAAGCCACAGCAGGAGGAAGAGGTTGTTGATTTTCACCTTGGACAGGAAGATTTACTGCGTTGTCTTCAGGAGTAGCAGGAGCTAGTGAGATTGCGTCAGTGTCGTCCATTATGCACCATAACCTGACGGAGAACCGCCACCAAACAGAGAGCTTCCTATGTTAGAAAAACCAGTTGAGACGCCTTTCCCGAATGCCCCGATAGTCGGTCCAGCTTTCATCAAAGCTCCACCGAGACTTGCAATACCTGCATCAGTAGAAGACTGACCTTGGATACTAGCGAGTTGTTCTTTATCACCGCTGATGGCGTTGTTGTAGCCAGAGATTTGGTCTGCGTAAGACTTAGCGAAGTTAACACCTTGCATGTTGAACAAACCTTGATCTGTTACCTGTGCAAGTCCACCTTGCAATCCCGAGCCGTACTGAGCACCTTGGTTGACAGCAGCATTAAGCCCCATCGCTCTCGCCCGTTGAGTATTGCGGATGTTCTCCATCTGCATCCTCTGGGCTTCCATATCCATCTGATGCTGCTTGACGTCATTGACGCCTTGCTCTTGACGAGCGATGTCTTGACTTACTGCAGCAGCTTGCTTAGCTTCAGAGGATTGTCCTATACCCCCGAAGAGTTGCATACCAAGACCGACAGCACCTATTGCTAAACTAACCGGGTCCATTATACCATCTGATTAACTGTGTCTTCAGTAGCCCATCCTTGTATATCAAAGGGCATACCATCGACTGATTCGAGTTTGAATTGTAGTGCATAGCCATGACCTCTGATCTTATGTCTACGGTAGATCGTGTCATACCGAGTAAGAGCATTAGTTACGACTTGCTGAGTTGAATATCTTCCAGAGTTAGGACTGTTGGCGTAATCCCAGATACCTTGTATCTTATACGCAGTAGGAACACCGTTAGTTCTGGAATACATCTGGATGTATGTAGGTTGGAACTTCTTGATACCTTGGCCTCGGAGTTTAAATCCAGTCACGAAATAACTGATGTAATTCTCTCCACCTGAGGCGTCTGTCCAATCGAGATACGTTTCATCATGTTCATCTGCAAATGACGTAGTTTGATTGTCTGACTTCACCGCGAAGTATTTAAATACAGGAGGTGTGGTATCTAATCCACCGGGTCCAGTGATGTAATTGATACCTTTGATAGACGTTTTATCGATAGGAACGGTGTACGTATAGAATGCTTTGTTGTATGTGTTGTAGCACAGGATTCTATTAAACGAGTACGAGTCATCTATCGAAGTAGCTTCAGTATCTTTAAATACCCACTGGATGATATAATCGATGGGATGATACGCACCTCTTGCTAATTGTTTAGAAGAGAAAGGGATGCTGTCGTAGAATGTCTCTATAGTTCCTACAGTCAACGGATTACAACCAAGACTGCCGTTCTGCGATTGCGTGACGCTATAGATACCGTCTTCATTCCAGAAGAATGGCAAACCTAAGACATCGACGTAACTGGTAGAGGCTATACTCTGGACGCTACTGATCTTCGTTATCGTGTAGTCGGTAGGATCAAAGCCGATGCCTTGACTACCAGTGATAAACCATACACCGTTGGCAGCGAATACAAGCATACCGTTGGCGATAGGGAATAGTTTAAAGATTGCTCCAGCTTCAGGGATAGAGATAACTCCACCGTCTGTTGCTATCTCTCCGAACAGTTGTTCAGAAGTAGGATCGTTTATCTGGTAGCAGTTACCAAAGTCTTTAGGTGACTCGACTATCTGGCTGAAGTAGATGTTACTACTCCACGTATAGAAGTCTGCATTACCTGTTGCGACTTGACTGCCGTCTACTCCTGAGTACCACACACGGCCTGAGAACCACGCACCTATGCGTGGACGTGCAGTCGTGATGACATCCGTCATACCTGAGATACCGCTAGCGAGCGTACGTTGTAGGCTCCAAGCGTTTAGGATGTAATGTCCTTGAGGGGCAGTACCACTGTTAAGGGAGACGTTATTAGCTGTTGTAGCAGGATCGTAGACACCGCTGCTATCTTTGAAGTACCACCATACGTCTGCGTTACTAGGGTAGTTACCTACATCGGAATTCCAAGTATTGATGAAACCGATATCGATAGGTTCTATCTGATACGGTCCTAACCCTTCGCCAACTAAGTCTTGATAGATAGAGAAGATATTGACGTTAAGAGATGTCCCGCTGTACGAAGTAACCGTACCATTCATAACAGAAGTACCGGCAGGTATGAAACGTCCGCCGGGAGTGGTGTTGGTAAGCGTAGTGACGTTAACGATTTGACCGTTAGTTACGTTAGCGATACCTGACTGGACAATGAAGGTAGCATTGCCGATTTCGATATTAGGGTTGTTAGTTGAACTAGTAGCCACCCAAGGATTACCTTGAGTCCAACCTTGGTTAGTAAGGTTGTATAGGTGGGTGTCAGTAAGAGTTAATGGTCTGCTGTTGACAGCAGGGCTACCTGATTCTACAACTCCAATGAAGTCTCGTATCTGGACGTCGATGTGATTGGCAGATATCTTACCTGCTGAATACACACAGTAGAACGGGTCGCATGCAGGATGATATACGAAGAGATATCCGTTACCGTCTGCGAATGTACATTCACTGGCTTGGATTTCGGGGTTACTTTGGTTAGAGAATGCAGAGATGTCGATAGTGGTGTTAAGTCTATTCTTAGACAGTGGGTTAGTAACGGTGTTGTTACTTACCATAAAGAAAGACAACATAATCCCGGAAGCTACCACAAGTAACTGGGTTTCACCGTCTCCGCCTACGTTATTCCACTTATACGTGTTTAACGCAGAACCTCCGATATCCATGAAGTTAGTTCCGAAGTTATCTTCGAAATCAATACCCTGACGACGTGTGACATCACCAATAAGGGTATACACACAGTTATCGGTATCGGTAGCTGCGTTCTCAGGAAAGTTAAGACCAGTAGCCTCAGTGATGAGACCTTTGGTGAAGTTGTTTTCTACTGTTGTGTATACCTGTTGAGGCATCAGTCTTTGACTTCAGTAATCCGGATATTACGGGTTTCGAAATAGTTATCGGCGTGTTTCTTCAGTGCTTTGAAACCTGTGAACGTACCTTTCAAGGCAGGAGGGACTGCACCCTTCTCATACTTGAAAGACCACAGGCAAGTCTCTTGATCCATCACCGCGTGAAGTTTATTACCTTCTTCGCCGTCTTTAAATAGACGAGGATCGACGATGCCGATTGAGTTCAGTGGTTTCTTGCCATCGATGACTTCTAATTTAAGAACTCTATCGGGGGCACGCATTTTGCTTTCTTGGGAGATCATGGTCTATCAAATCCTCTGAGTTTGAAATAACTAGGAACGCCATACCCACCTCTGCCGTATCGGCCGAAGTTAGGCAGTTCGTTGAAATAAGTAGGTCTGTTGGCTACGGCTTTATTCTTCTGGACAGTGCTCCAACCACGCTCTGTTTCTTTCAGTGCGAGTTGATGAGCAGTTTGTTTAAGATCGAAGAACGCAGCAGCCTTTGCTTCGTTATACAGAAGCGGGAATTGCTCGTCTGCAAGATTGGGGATGAAGTTGTCCTTCATTTCCCAAGTAGGGTTCCACAAAGCTTGAGCCATGCTCTTAGAGCCTTGTAGGGTGCTGTCTTGAGTGTTGTCGTAACAGTCGAAGACGATATACATGTTCTTGATGATGGTGCAGTATTCAGGCTGACGGTCAGTCATGTAATTGAACTTAAAGCCTGTACCGTTGGTGTCGTCTAACGTAAACGTAGCGACGTTATCCGCATCAGTATTAAATGCTATGACACGATCAAGAAACATCTTGTTGGGTATGATTATTACTTCTTGGTATCCCGGAGGTGCGTTAGTAAACCCACCTGCGTCTTGGGAGATATCTGTATTTAGATCATGCTGATAATCGTTATCAGGAGTTTCACCACCACCTACAGGATTGCTGTTGAAGTATTTAATCCATTTGATGTTAGCAACACCATCAGGGACGTACATCAATACAGGAGATGTAGGATCGAGACTTGGATCAAGCTGTGTCAGTTGTTCCAACTCAGGAAGAGGAACACGACTGCAAATATCGAAGTATTTATGTTTGATTATAGTAGCGACTTGCATCGCTTCAGGAGTATCTCCGATAGAGTTTACTTCATCGGAGGACATATCACTGAGGATGTCTTGAGTCAGCTGGAGTAGTGTTTGTTTCATTGTTTATTCCAGTTCAGGGCAGCAGCACCAAAGAAGAAACCAAGAAGGGCGTAAGGAAGGTATGACATACTGCCGGTAAGAGGAAGAACTCCAAACACTAGATGTGGGTAGTGATGTCCTATAATCTTATCCCAGATGTATATTCCACACCAAGCAGAACCGGGGAACATAATAATATCCCTAGCAAGGCGTACAGGAATATCCCGTACGAATGCTAGGGTTATCGCATTATTGGCTTGAAGTTGAGCTTGGTAGACAGTACCGTCTGTCTGGTATTTACCTAATTCAGTATTCTTGAATGAAGTAAAGATACTGACGATGCCGTCTATTACAGGACCAACGATAGGAAGCCAACTAAGCATTATTCTTTTCTGCAGCTACGTAAGTAACTAAACCTAGGACTGCGATAGCGATGTATACAGACTTAGGTACATCTAGTACCTGAAGGTACGACTGGACAGTGGGATCATTGAGATACGTCACTAGTCCGGTAACTGATGCCCAGACAGCTGCACCAGCCATCTGAACATAAGCCCATTGTTTAGTTAAGTCTTTTATCCAAACTGAGTAGATATTAGACTTGAGCGACTGCAGCTTTGACGGTGTTTTCGGCATTCGTGATATCCGTCTTAACTCCAGTGAGGCCACGGCCACGGATGTACCAAGCAAGACCACCAGCGATGGCAGCAGCAATTACAACAGCCAGAGAGGCGTTGAGGTAGGTGACACCAACGAGATGGTTGACAACCTTGGGAACGTAGTGGATAACTGGCTTACAAGCCTGAACGGCGTGATAAACGATAGGGGTTTCGAACATTATTTATTCCTTATGAGATGGATTATAGTTCCTAACAGAACAGCTGTTCCGAAGGATATTGAAGTGATTAAATACGGGTGAGCGTGGACGAAATGAGACAGTGCAGCGAAGAGACTTACACCTGCAGCTGTACCACTGGCAGGGCCAGTCTTAGTGTCTACCTTAGTTGCGAGATAGTGGGAATAACCACGGACTCTCTGAACTCTAGCCAACCAGCCGTTGAGAAACTTCTGATCTTTCTTCTGACGTGCCGACAAACCCTTTAGGAAGGCCGTACGTTCGTTATTTATGGCATCGATGAGTTCAGTACCCTGCAGTGATTTAAACTGCTGTAGAGCCTCCCTAGGCCGTCCTAGCCCAGAATTGACGCCGTAATCGAAGCAAGTATAATCAACACCAGCGGGAAGATCATCGCAAGAAAGGCTATCCCAATATTTCGATTTGAAAATAGCCGCTGCCTGATCAACCGTAAGAGACTTAACATCTTCCGCCGTTGCGTTCTTTTTAACATATTTTCTGACATCCGTCAAGGTAATCCCATACTTAGTGGGACCACCGCTGTCTGAAGGATCGTTGGTATAACCTCCTTCGTCTTTAAAGACTCGTTGGAGGCAGTCTTGGAAATTACTTTTCATTAGAATGTCGTAGGTCCGTAGATGTTACCAGTATGCGGAGCACCGTTGGTGTCTTGAACAGTAACTGCAGCAGCATTTGAGAAGACATGAGTACAAGTCAATGAACCTGCTAACGCTGGGTCTTCTTTCATCTGGATTGCAACAGACATTGAAGCACCTGCGACATACCCAGTTACATTCAAAGCTCCTGCGTTCAGACTTGTGGGTTGATATGCGATCCCAATATCAACGCCTTCGATATGGAAGTTACTGATATTACAGAAACCTCCTGTGATAAGAATACCAACTGCGCCTGAGCCCGAAGTTGCATCAATACCCTCAACAACAAGGTTGTTAACACTTGTTAACAGACCACCGTAGTTGAAAATACATCTAGGATTATTTGAGACACTTGCAGCAGTAGCTGTGCTAAAACATTCCATATCTTGATATGTGAAATAAGAAGCTCCACCAACACCGACTTCGAAGAAGGTACAGACACGGTTGCCTCCGAAGATTTTAACACTCTTGATACCACCCCAATGCTGGGCATTGTTGGAATAGACCATCTTGGCATTAGCTGTGGCGTTGGTGTTGCTGGTCCAAAGATGTAGATTTTCTAATCTACAGCTGAAAGCCGCATAAGATTCTTGGCCTATTGAGACATTACCAGCCGTAGCTCCTGAAGCTGATACCGAGTTTATCACAGCGAAAATGTGGGTAGTGGTGACATGACTGGCATTGCTTCCAGTCAGTGTTTCGGTAACTGCATTACCTCTGTTATCAAGACCATGTATAGTAAAGGTAATTCCTGTATCGTTACCTGTGCTGTAGATGCTAGTTAAGTTAGTTCCGTACAGATACGTAACTCCACCATTCCAAGCCATAGAACCATTAAGATTGAAATTACCTGCGGAAGAAAGAGTTTGAGGAAGTGCGGCATAAGTAGCGTCCTTAGGATTACCTAATGTGAAGAATGTAGCACTAGGATCGAAAGCTTGAGACATCACTAGAATTGTGTCATGCGCCCCTTTACCAAGAACACGGACGTTGTTCCAAACAATCATCGGTTCCTTGATGAGCATCGCTCCTTTGGGCAACAGAACATCAGTACCTGAGCCACCGCCAGAATCATCATTAGGATAGAAGAATTGGGCTGCATAGTTTATTGCATTCTGCAGAGGACCTGTGCAATCAGTAGCTGTAGCATCTACTTGATTCCAATCAGCTACGACACCGAAAGCTCTGGCGTCTACACCAGCATTGCTGGGGATATACATCCACCACGCACCGTCTGCAGACTGGAAACCACCATAACGTGGTTGACTGCCTTGACGGATACAATTAAACATACTCATATCGCCAGTGGTGTTATAACCAAGGACTAGCAGAGTTTGAATAGTGTTTGAAATAGTCGTCGAGTGGATATTAGCTGCAGCATCTATAATCTGAACAGTTTCAGGAATAGGGTTGTTGTCAGAGGCAGGGGTCTGCCAAGACGCATCGAAGTTAGTTGAACTGTTCTTAGTAAGAACCTGACCAACTGTACCACCTGAAGTTAGATACTCAGGAGTATTCCAACCGATGTCTTGGTCGCCGTTACTTTCTTTAGTAAGGACTTGTCCTGTAGTTCCACCGTTAGGGACACCACCGACTTCGATAGTACCTCCACCGTTGAGAGTGGCTGCGTCTTCCAACCGTAACGGAGAAGACAGGCTTAGCGGAGCAGGAAGATTGATGATGGCGTTGCTGTTCATATCTAGAACAGATTCCATCTGATTAGGTGAAGTACCGTCTCTCGACAAAGTGTTGTCGAAAGCATCTTGAATTATACTGCTGTTATCGTTTACGGTAACAACAGCTGTGTTATCGTTCTGAAACGAAGATACACTGCCAAGGGTTATTTTGCTCATCGGACTCTCCGAGCGCTGATATACCCGAAGGCTTTAAGGGTTGACGTACCGAAGACACCAACAGCTGTCAGATATATCGTAGTAGTTGTTGAAATAGATTTAGACCATCTTCCTAGAGAAGTCAGTATCACTGCACTAGCACCGGGAGTGACTGAAGCACATACAGTCTCTGTCGTCTGCGGAGCAGTGCTTGAGAAAGCTGCTGACGTAGTTTCCATACTTCCACCATATCCAGTAATGGTTGTAGTAGAAGCAGGGGAGAATCCCACCGATCCTGTGATATCCCAGTCACCCGGAGTAAGAGAAATACTCGTGATATTAGCTGGAGTACCCGTAGCAAGACTTACTGCAGAAGCTACAGGGATATTTGAGAAGATGATCTCACCGACGTCTCCTGAAGCAGCTAAACTGGCGTTAGTGACACCAGTGATTACAGGCTGAAGGATTGTAGGGGTAGTGATGGTAGGGCTGGTGTTATAAGTGATATTACCAGTGCCTGAAGTACCACCGATTGTAGAAGTAGATAGGAATGTTGCCACTCCGGTTGCCAAACCTGAAACACCAGAGGTGATAGGCAATCCTGTACAGTTGGTAAGAGTACCGCTCGCAGGAGTTCCTAGGACAGGAGCAGTAAGTGTAGGTGTATTAATCGTAGGGGACGTCTGTAGGACATAATCTCCGCTACCAGTTGTAGGTAGGGTTAACGTTTCCCATTCGACGTCATAATCAGTAGAACTCTTCTTAGCCAGAAGTTGACCCGTAGTCCCTCCAGCAGGAATGGCGTTAATGGTGATATCACCGTTTACGGCTGTGAGATCGGTAAGTCTAACTGGTTCCGTTGCACCTATAGGGGCAGGGAGGTTAACTAAATGGTTAGAATTCATATCGAGAGTGCCCGTCATGACGTCGCCAGACGTATCTAAAGCATTCTCGAAGCCAGCAACAATGGCGTTACTGTTGTTATTGATAGTAGTCTGCGCAGTAGTTGCGTCTAGGAGACTACCAACCTGCGCCAATGTTACATCGATTGTCATTTATATCCTTTAGGATAGGGGGCCGAAGCCCCCATTCCATTACGAAGCTGTAGTTACAGCAATCCAAGTACCCGGTGTCGCCGAAGAGACATACAGACGTGTGGAAGTGCTGGAACCATCAGTGCGAAGGTACAAGCTGCCTTGGGGCAACGAAGCAGTCGGTGCTCCAGAGCCAGCTGTAACAGTTACGCCGCTTACGCTGGCAGCCCCACTCATCGTGAGACTGTCAGCTTTAATGGCGTTACCAGTTAGATCATAAGTAACGGACATGTTGAGTCCTTACTGGGTGATCGTACCGATACCGCGATAGCGGACACGGAACTTAATCGTACCAGCCGTGAACGTACCGATAGTAGTCACAGTGATGTACGCAGACCCGTCAGGGAACTGCGAGTTAGTCACAGTGGTACCAACGATACCTCCGGTGTTTACCGTCGCGCTAGCACCTTGCGTCATGGTTGCCGTAGCGATGGCAGCCGAGAGGTTGGTGGTAGAAACGGAGGTAGAACGGTCGAGACGCATAGTACCGACCGAGACGGAAGTACCACCAGTAGCAGCGACTTCGACATCGTAGTTAACACTTTCGATGAAAATGTTAGTTCCGAGGAAGGTCGTGTTACCGATGATATACGTACCAGCGGTGTTATACGGCGCGGAGGCGAGGTTGACGGTGAATTCGATATCACGCCATTCACCATACGACAGATAGTCACCTGTAGTAGTCGGAACGGCTTTCGACGTACCGTACTGCAGGAAGAGACCGTCGTTGTTCATCCAATTACCAGTTGTCATTGTTTTTCTCCTTAAGCAGGGACAACGCCAGTGGCGGTCAGGATGATAACCATGTTCTCAGGACGGTAGAGCTTGAAACCCCACTCAGCGATCGTGAGATACTCGGTCTGCTGGAGGTCTTTGTTGAACTCCGAGTAAACCGTCGGCATCTGACGGAACGCACCAACCCAAGGAGTCGTATCTCCCGGAGTGGCTGAGAAGAAGTAGTTAGCAACACCGTTCGTCACCGTGACGCTATTGATCGTTTCCGAAGCAATAGACGGAAGGTAGTTCGACACATAGATGTCGAAGCCGAAGACGTTGAAGCGGAACTTGAAGCCGCTCATGACGCCATCCTTCGTTACGTCGCCCCACATGGGCATCGGTGAAAGGAGGTTGACAAGGTTAGCCTGAGTAGCCAAAGTGTAGGCAACTGAGGGATCGACAACTGCGCAGAGGTTGTTCAGAGGAACGTTCGCCTTCTGGAGGGCATACTGGGCCTTCTGGAAGTCAGCAAGAGAGATGCTGGCACCAGTGCCTGAAGCCACCCAGCGGTGAGATGCGCCGTTGATAGTGTTGAGAGAGCTTGCGGTCTGTCCACTGTTGCCTTTGGCAAAAATGTTGGTTTCCACAGCTTCCATCAACGCACGGTGTTGACGAGGCACGAATGCCGCGATAACGTCCTGTGCGTAGAAGCTATCCCGCTTGAACTTCTCAGAGATCGCGTTAGCTGAGTACTTGTAAGTATCGAACGAGAACGTGAAGTTACCCGTGTCGAACTGGTTGTACTTGACTGCCATATTTTCATTGAAATCAGCAGTTTCAGCTTCACCGATCGATGGAATGTTCAGAGTATAGCCATCGGGGAAGTCAGTGATAACCTTGACAAACTTCAAGCCGAGTAGTTCGTCGAGGAGCAGTTCTTTCAGCTGACGAGACCAAAGGTTCGTCCTGATAAGATTTGACTGCGTCATGTCCGTAAAACCGGCCATTAGTAAATCCTTGTTATGTTAATTAATCAGATGGCAATCCGAAACGATCTCCAAGGGAGATTGCGTCGTTATGCATCTGGACTTGAATTTTAGGATCAAGATAAAGCTTGGGGTTAGTTTTCTTCATTTCTTGATAATAATTCCAATCCCGCGTCGGGGCACCTCTAGGTGAGAAATTGTCGTTTCTCAGGTTGCCACGCGGAGGAGCTTGGAAGAGGTCTTGAGATTGGTTCAAGCCAAACATCCTGAAGAATGCTTCAGGGGATTTCTTGGCAAGGTTATTAATCTCATCGCCAGAAAGACCCAGCGATTCTCCTTGATCCTTAAGAGCGCTGGCATAGTTTTCGCCATAACGATCTTTTAGTTTAGCTTCGACCTTCTTGTAGTTGTCAGCTTCTTGCTTACGTACTTCAAATTCTTTGTAAGTATCTGCGGCAAGTTTCTTAAACTCATCGGGGTCGAACTTCGGGCTATCATTGACATTAGGCACTACGGGTGATGTGCCACTATCTTTGGGAGTACCTTTTATTTGGTCGATGTACTCTTCGAATTTAGCCTTTGCGAGGAGTTCCTCGCGTTGAGCCAGATAGTCACGACGGAGTTCATCCTTCTGTGCTTCCAGCGTCTTGATGTAGAGATCGCTCTCTACCTTTGCCTTAAGAAGTTCTTCAGCGGGTTTGTCTTTCCACTTAGCTTCGAGTTCGGCACGTATTGAAGCGGTTTGGTCGCCGCCTTCCAGTAGATTCATTTCTTATCCTGTTGGTCTAGGTTTATTAATTTTGATATTTGTTTCAGACACCGTTTATAACCAGTCGTGTCTGCATTTCGATAATCCCAGTTGGGCATATCGTAAATTCTAGTATCGAGTTCTGTACGTTCAACGTCCTCTTTCATTTCATTAATTAGTTCTTGGAGGCGTAACAGAACTGTTTTAGAACCCAATACTGAGTTTCGGAATCGCTCTTTCTCTTCCTCGGTCTTGAGGTGTTTAGTCCAAGCGGAAATCATTAGTTCTGATCCGGTGACTCAGGACCTGCATCGTCGCCATCGACACTATCGACGAAGCCGATGGTCTTGCCCCAACCTGCAGGAGGCTTAGGCATACCGGGTTTGTTGTAGGAAGTGTCTGTAGAACAGACTTCCTGTTTAGGTTGTGTAATAGGATAGCAGTAGCTATCGTTGTAATATGTGTTAGTATCAGACATTGGGGTCCGTATCATCTGGTTGGGCTTGTGCAGCCATCATTTGAGGAGTGGGTTGCGGAACGCCATCACCGATTGGCAACTGTGTTCCGTCGTGTTCTTCGGCTGGCATGTTATGAGCAGGATGGAAGCTCTGCTTCATCTTAGGCCGACTTGTTGATTTCTTTTTCACTGTGTTCCTATTGTCCCTACAGGGGTTGCGTTAGCTGGAGGATTTCGTTGTAGTCCTAGCTGTTGAGGTTTACTGCCTGCGACAGCAGGGGCTCCGGTTTGTGGGTTGACGTCATAGTCTTGTCCCATCCCGGTAGCTGTGCCCATCTGATGCATCAGTTGCTGTTGCAGCTGTTGGACTTGGCTTTGACCTTCAGCCTGCTCGGCGAGAGCAACGAACGGAAGGACGACTTCGTAGTCTGTGAGATCGAATGTGTGTTCGAATATCTTAGCTAGTTTTATTCCAGAGAAGTGTGGTTGGACTGTTCCCCAGAGGTTGCTACCCGCAAGAGCCGTAAGGTTTTGGATAAGCTCTGCTTGTTCAGCAAAGTGACGAGCAGCAATGGGTTTAATACGCCCAACGCCTGTAATGTCTTCAACGCTGAGAGTTTCGAATGTAGCGACCTTAAGTTCATCGTCGAATACCTTGATAGCGATCGCTTCAGTCATATTACGACGAGCGAGTTCGAGCATTGCATTAAGCAACGGCTCAATCATCTGCTCCTCGAATTGATTGATCTTATTCTGGAAGATACGGGCTGAGGCATTCTCAAGCCGCTGTACTTCGTATTTAGTCTTTTCACCGGGAGAACGGAAACCCATGGCTTCGCCGGGAGCGCCTGCCATCTTCTCCATAGTCTCGACGTACATATTGATTTTATTCTCACCTTGAAGGATACTTACTTCAGGCTGAATAATCTCGACGTCACCTTCATCAGAAGTGAATATCTTTTCACCGGGTTGCCATACGAAGTCTTCGACAAATCCCTTGACCTTCTGGACAGGAAATGCAGCGAAGTCCCAGATATCGGCTCCGAGATTCTCTAGATGGTCAACACGATACTGCATACCGATAAGATTATCGAGAGGGCCCATGCCCCAAAGATTATCTTGTCGTTTACGCCAAGGTACGTGAAAAATAGGAGGTTGACCAAAGAAAGAAGGATTAGGCTTATTCCCAATGAGCTTGTGTCTATCAACAACTGTAATCACCCTGTTCTTCTGGAACGTATCAGTCATATGATCGTACCAGTCGCCGTAGTAAGTCAGTACTTCGCAGTAATCACTCAGGAGATAGGCTCTGAAAGACGAAAACCCATCAACTGCATAAAGGCGATCTCTCTGGGACCAATCTCCCTCGAACGTTCGAGCACGATATCGTACATTCTTGAGGTAGTTATATAATTCTTCATACTCTGCACGATTCTCATCGTTAGACATCCTATCGAGTAAGTCTTTGAGTTCACCCATACTAACGATAGAACGTACGAACTTAGGAGAAGAACGGAAGTCTTCTGCTACAGGGTTCATCACGAGATCGAGAGGGGAGATACGCCGAATACTAGGGCCTACGTAACCTGCCTGTGTCATACCGGGCTGTTGGACCCGGTAGTCAGACCACTCTACGGTGGCGAAGCAGTTACCGAAATCGATGTAATCGAGAATGATCTTATCGATCTCATGTTTAAACGTAGGTTGTTCGATACACCAAGACATATAGTTAACGATGCTGTCGCGCTTGGCTACGGCATTGCTATCTGAGTCGTTGGCTTCCCATACCAGCCATTTCCGCTTAGGGAACATCGTGGCTGTATAGTTCGAGTATAGATTGTCACGGATTTGACAAACTTTAGGAATAGTAGTTCTATTCTTCCAAGGGTTGGTGACGTTAGTTGTGGAAGTAGTATCCGTGGCATAGACATACCTACGAATCTCTTCCTTATCTACCTTCCACTGATTACGGAGTGTATCCCACTCGATGTACCTCTCGGTAAGACGAGTAGCCAACAAATCAGGAGAGAGGATGTTTTCTAGTTCTAGGACTTTTCCAGTTATGACACGTACTCCAAAGCTGATTTAATAATAACCGGGTCTTCCATTAATCGTCCTATAGCTAAATTACAGTTGTGGCACAGAAGGCCACGTACTTGTCCTGTTTCATGTTTATGGTCTACATGGAGTTTTTTCTTAAACTCCATTTGATGTTTCTTGCAAATAGCGCAACGGCCTTCTTGATCTTCGAACATTGCATTGTAGTCTTCGATAGAAATGCCGTAGTTGCTTTTATATTTGTAATCTCTCTGTTTAGAATTCCAAACAGGACTATTATGATTTCTTTCGTTCACGCAATCACGTGTACAGTGGATTTGTAAACCGTGTCTTGGTGTAAATTCTTTACCACACGCACATACTTTCTTGCCGGTCATTGAACTCCGCCGAATCTAGCGTGGTATTGCATAGGTTGTTGTTTACTTTTATTGACTGAAAATATATTTAATGGAGGAACTGCGAAGTCAACAGCAGATGCCAGTGCGTCCTTGACGTCATCGTGCGCCGGGTTGGTAAACATCAACTCTTCTTCAAGAGCTTGGATGTTACCTGACTGATAATGCCACATCTGATGGTTGGTGTACCGTGGCTCTAAGATAGCCATGATACGCTCTTCTTTGCTGCCCTGCCATCTAGTCGGGCGATATTCGTCTACTGACAAAGACAAACCGAAAGGACGTATATAGTTCTCTTTCAGGTCTTTAACGATGACTGACTGGGCAGTACTGACTTCGCATCTAATCTTACGGAATCCCCATTTCTCATAGAGCTTGAGGATATGGCTGAAGTATTCGCTAATCTTATCTGTCTTGAAACGGTCTATTTCGAGGATGTAGTTATTGAGAAGTCCATCGACTCCAAGCACCACGATTGAAGTATAATCTGATTTCTTTCCTGTAGTGTAAGCGAAGTCAACTGCAGCAACGACATTAAGTCGCTCACGTTTAAAGAACCAACTGTAATCTTTTCTAGCGAGGAAGTTCTGATCGTAATACTGAAATAAATCCCTTCCGATTGGGCTTGAATCGATATCGTGCGGATCGTTGTAATATTGCGCTCTAAAGTGTACCTTATTGAGGTATTGGGCACGTTTCTTTGCAAGTTCTTCTTGATTAAAGCCAAACCACTTACCATCGCTTCGCTGAGAACGGGGCCACAGAAACTCTCCGGTTCCGTCTCCTGCGGTTTCGACGGCGTGTTCTTTGACTTCGAAAAGAGGTTCCGAAGATATCTTATTACCGAATTCGTCATAATGGTCTATTTCCATTTCGGCTAAGCTGGAATACAAATCCTTGGGATGGTATCGAGTCCCGACTACCCATTCCTTGGCGTTTACTGTTTCGATTGAAGAAAGGAGTGAATACTGGTCTTTAACCTTTTCACGGCCATCTTCGATATATGCGTTACTTTGAACCACGACGTCATCAAGAACAGCGATATCGCAATGCATACCCACAATGTTACTAGTGAGACCTGCAGTAAAAATGCTAGGGTCACGTATAGACTCTTCCCGTCTTTTGGGGTGGTCAACCGATATTTCCCTTTCTGTCCACTTCTCTCGCTTCTGTTCTTCCTTGTTCACCATATCAGGCCAGTACAACCTGTAGGTATCGGAAGTCAGAATATCTTTAATAAATTTAAGCTGCTTTGTAGCCAGATTTGAAGTGCTAGAGATGTATAGAATTCGAATGGTAGGATCACGTGTAAGTTCCCATGCACAACGGAAAGCGATCATAGCTGACTTCATGTGATCGCGAGGAAGGAGAAGTAGTTGGTGGTTCTTGGCGTTACTTGATGTCCACCATGAGATTACATCTCTGTGGATGTTACCTAGATAACGCTTAGGCTGAACGAGTTCGATGAACGCAAGAAGACTAGACTCTGCCAGTATTCTACGTTCTTCACGTTCATGATTAACTTTCTTAGGTCTAGCCATTAGGTACGACGAATACTAACTGGTCAGTAGTTTCGTTGAGTATGACGTTGACTGCACCACTAGGGGCATAGAATCCACCGGAAGTATCAGCTACAGAGACGGCATTAAGTGCACCACAGGGATGGTATAAACCTGCAGGAGGAGTAGCGTTTACAACTGCGTTATATGTACCATCGGCGGCGTACAATCCTGTATAAGACGTACCATCGACTTGAGTAATAACTATCTGACCTTCGGAGTTATATAAATTCACTTATTCTTCCTCCAGAGATAGAACTCTTTACCGAAGCAATACAGAACCCAGACGACCGTAAGTGTGGTTGCAAGAGAGGGTACGAATCCTGCCCACCAGCCTGCTAACGTAGCTAGGGAGATGGCGTCGATAGTAATTGGGAGTGGGTGCAAGTGTTGCACGATTACCCTTTAACTTTTTTCAGCTTAGGGTTTTTCTTCTTAGCGGCTGGTGAAGCTTTACGGCTTGCGTTAGCTAGAATAGCTCCAGCTGCTTTCTTTGATACGCCGTCTTTTTTAGCTATCTTATTCTGTACTGATTTAAAGCTCATATGATTAACTTAGTGGGTTTAGCTATAATTGGGGATTGGGGTTTATCTTTTTCTTGATTAAGGACATAAGCTTTCTGACTAAGAATAGAAATCAACAGCAGTATGCTGTCTAGATCGAGAGTATCTACGGCTTTCTCGAATGATTTATTTATCTTTAGGTTCATCTGATAAGATAGATATCTTCTGGTTTAATTCGTCAGTAATAGCTTTATCTAAAGCAGCGGAGATAGGAGGTAAATGTTTCTTAGTGTCAAGTGGTTTATTTGTCATATACGTAAATAATTCTCTTGATTTATACGGTTTGTAAAACGTTTCGCTTGACTCCGTATATATATTATGACATAGTTTATTATTGGAGTAAAGATGATTCTTAGAGACTATACCGTATCCAAAAGTAAAAACCATGAATTAGCTCAAAGGTTTATAAAATTTCAAAAAACTAAAAACAGAAGTAAGCGATACCTGAGGAAGTATAAAATAGATTTATCTCAGGTGTTTGAACTTAAAAGGAAACAAAACCATTGTTGTGCAATCTGTAAAAAAGATTTAGAGGCGGGAAAGAAAACTCATGTAGACCATGACCATTTTACTTTGAAGGTCAGAGGGATTTTATGTTCTAATTGTAACTTAGGCTTAGGCATGTTCAAGGATAATCCTGAATATTTAGAAAATGCGATAACATATTTACAGAGAAATAACTCAGAGGAGAAACATGAAAATACAAATTGAAGAACTACAGAGGATGGGGCACGACAGTATCACCGATTATTGCAGATATCTCATGGATGTCTGGGATTACCCATGTTCGTGGACACCAGATGAGACTATCGAGGTCTACCGTGGTGAGATGCTAGTGCTGACCGGAAGTAGTATACGATACTGTTCTACGATAGAACCAGACGATGTGGGGTTTAGGAAGTACCGAAAACATCGCCGTAAAGGGGTGGCAGAGGCTCACTGATGCGTTTAAATACGTTAGGGGTATCCATACACCGGGGAGAGGTTAAAATCGCTGTAGGAGGCTGTTGTGGCAGATAAGAAATATTCGCAGGAATTCGTGTTTTGTTGGTTCAATCACCAAGATCATTGGTTCCACTGTGCTTTGAAGACTTGGTGTTGTAGGTTGTGTTGGAAACTGAGGGATTGGGAAGAATGAATCCGTTGAATGACGAAAGATTAAAACTTAATCAGAAGTTTATTGATTTAATCGATGAGTACGAAAGCAATACGATTATGGCAGACCATCACAGCAAGGGATTGTTTAAATACATTTGGAACCAAGGATATATGTTGGTTCCGAAAGATAGCAGCATTTACTAAAAAATTTGTCCGATATTTTTTAGGGGCTATTCATCCGCGCCGAGAGGCCCCCTAACCCCCACTACGATTTTACCATCGGGGTCCGTTTTGAGGATATCTTAGCTGCTAAGAGATTCGGTTAGTGAGATATTTAGTCGGTTAACGTCTGGGGTGGTAAGATACTCAACTCGCATACGGATGAAACTCATTAACATGCGAATATATACGGTAATACCATACCTGAGGTAAACGAATACCATATGGTATCCATATGTATATACATATATACCGTATGGGGCGGCTCATATAGCCCGCTGTACCATTGAATTCATTGAACTATTAGCGAGGTAGTCACTAGGTCGGTAATTCCCCAATGATATCAATAGCCCTATTCTGATACCGTTAGGTATTGTTTATCATACTTTCGTCTATAAGTCTTGATTTATAGCTATAACCGGCTTGCGTTACCTGTTGTGACTTCCTATACTTGCTATTGGTTGGTTTGGTTACGGGCAACGCAGCGTCGAATGCCTCTCGCGCAAGTCAACCGGGTTGTTTGACAATCGAGATACGGGCAAGGCTACGTGCCAATGCCTCATGCGTCGATTGTGTTGTTTGACATTGTTAACCGATTTACCGTCTCTGCTAGCCTCGTTAGGAGGTAGCATGAAGATAATCGCGCAATGTAAGTTACGCGATGACAGCATTGCCTTTCGTGGTGAGTTCAATGGCGAAACTGTTATGTCCGCTATCGATACCGCGAAACGGTTTCTTAGCAACGAATTCGACCATTGCTTTGAGGCTGATCAATGGGAACAAGTAACAATCACCATTAAGAGGCAAGCATGAGAACAGAAGAGGCATTGGGCATAGTCTGTGATTATGTAGAGGAAATGCTTGAAGGAACTAAATTCTTTAGGCAATCCGATGCCGATGAAATGGCAGAAGCTTTGCTATTACTGACGGGCAAGGAATGGAAGTCTATTCGTTCCAAGCAAATCATTGATGGCAAACGCGATTGGGAACTCCAACTAGTTAAGAGGAGTTAACAGCCATGGGAACAGTAGCTATCGTTGATTGGTCGCTATCACATAGAGCGCCAATTGATACGAATGTTACCAACAATACCTATTGCCCAAAGGTCACAGGACCGAAAGGCGGTAGGCTCAAGATATACGCAGCTATGTACCACGACGGCACAATGCCTGCGCACTATCCCGTCCCAGCGATACCATACCGTATTGGAATGAATAGCGGAGGCTTCGCGGGCAAGCGTATAACTGTTAGTCGCCACTCATATCGTTGGCGACAATCAACAGTTGTATGCGATTTCTGGAAAGACGAAATTCCAGAGTATGCCTATGAAGGCGTAGCACATTCAAAACATGAGCTAACACAATTTTAAACCTGTCACGTTTTTACGTG